GCCGCATCAGCTTGCGTTTCATCCTTGATACCGCCACCGGCCCAATGCTCGGCGGCGTCTATCAGTTTTTTCTCTTAGCTCCCTTGATGCTGTCCATATAAGCCTTGAGCACCGCTACCGCAAGGAATGGCACTTCAAGAAGCTGATGCAGTGCTTTCTGGCTAAAGGGGATCTCCTTGCCATCATCGCCAGTCACGCCTGACCAACCGACCAGCAGATCAGCTGCCATCTCAGTGATCCGCTCAAGGTCGCCCAGGTCCTCCAGCTTTTGCAGCTCAGCCACCATTGGGCCGATCTTGCTCTGTGGATGGCGCTTGAACTCACCGTCCAATGTTTGCCGTTCATGGCGGCCACCATCGACGGGGATGTCAAAGGTGATCGGCCAGACGTAGGTGTCGGACTGCTTAAGGACAAACGCCATGCAAGGTGCTCAGTGGTTTAGGTGAAGGCTAGGCTGACCTCGTTATTGCCAGCGCTAGTCGGCACTGCAATATAAGGGATGTTGAGCATTTGGATGCCGTCTTGGTCAGCGTAGGTTGGACCGCCTAGATCCGCTTGAGCTGCTGTAAAGGTCAAAATGTTGCCAGCGGTCTGACCATGCTGGAACGTTAAGTTGCCAGTGGCAGTAGCGATCGCCGCTGCAAAGTAATCCTTTGAAGCAAGCAAGGGCGCCTCGATCATGACCGTGCCATTGGGCGCGCGGTTAGTCAGCAGAACTTCTTTGGCGCAACCTACCAATTCACGGTAGACAATTTCATTGGCAATATCAAAACTAAAGGACTGCAGGCAACCGGCATAGCTAAACAACTGGAAACCACTTGTATTGGTTTCTTTGAAGATAACAGGAGTGGCTTGGTTGGTGTAGGTCGGCGTTAACTGTGCTGTGTCAGTAGGCGCGTTATAGATGCCGGTAAACGTAAAGGAGATTGTTGGAATCTGGCTAACTTCACCGGAAAGCGTAAACGTGCCACGGGCACCGGTAACCTTGTGAAGAATACCATCAACGTTCATGTAGATAGTCACACTTGAAAACGATGCGCTAACAGGCGCATACGTCACAGAGGTGCTCGCCACAATCGTCTCAGACAGGCCGCAGGACTTCAGCAGTGGGCCATAGGCTGGTGGGGTGCCAGCGGTGCCAGAGCCGGCCATCTCGACCTCGAAGGTCATGCTCACCCGTGTCTCAGCCAGCAGTTGATCTGATGCACCAAGATATGGGCGCACTAGATCGCGGCTGACTGTTTCCGCTTCAAGGGGAATGATTTCAAGATTGCGCACCAAGAAAGCATTGGAGCCAGTAGGCGTTGGATCGGTTCCGTAAGTGGATTCAATCTTCGCCACAATCAGGCGTTTGCGAGTCAGGAGTGGCATTGGTCAGAACCTCAGTGCTGGTTACAGGGGATGGCTCGGTGCGAGAACCTGGAAGAAGCTTACGCTTACCGGTTTTGTCATTGACCAGATAGGTGCCCCCCTGGCCGTAGTACTCGTCCATTATCGTAGCTACTGGTTACGCCTCCAAGTTAGCAACGGCAGTGCGATAGCGCACCAAGTAATCCATTGAAATTACGCCAGCAGGTTGATCTGCTTCTTGCAGGTCAAAGGTCACGCTTATTGGCTGCACGTCAATGGCATAGCCACCCAGGCTTAGGTCCGCCATTATTTTGGCATGAGCGCTTTGAACAATTGGATCAGCCACTTGGTCGGGGATATCACCGCGAACAATAATTGCAACGCGAACGGTCAGGCTCCAATCCAGCGTAGGTAGTGCAGTGTTCTGCTCTGCTGAATCACTGACGGGCTCAACCACAATCGCCGGGCTCTCCTGCCGGGTCAACGGTTCCACTCGACTGCGATAGATGCGAGTACCCACTCCAGTAGTGCCCGTGAGCGCCGTGCGGATCGCGGCAAGGATAGTCTCGCGCTTGGTGGTCATGGCTTAAGCAGATGCAACTTGGACAACGGTGCAGATGATGCCGGGAATGCTGGGGTGGGCAAAGGGACTTGTTTGAGCTGCCTCAGCATGAATGTAGGCCTCGACGTCGCCGGTTGACCACATCACTTCGAGGTAGTCGTTGGTCGTCAACCCAAGCACGAAATTAACGGTGCCGATCACGTTACCATCAAGAATGCCATGCTTTGCAGTGATGCTGAACCGGCTGTCGCTGGCCGGCACGTCAGCACCGTTTTTGCGCAACCAAACGTTGATGTTGTGAATCGAGCTGTCCGTGTTGCTGAACTGGATTGAAAACGTAATGCTGTAAATGCCGGGATGATCAAAAGTAATCCGCTCATTTGAAATGATCTTGGTGCCACGGCTTACCGTGTCAACTTGCCGCAGCTTGATCGCATAAGCCGTATTGGCGAGCGCCGCCACCTGCGACGTTTCATCCCAAAACGAACCCCAGTAGCCAGGGTTGCCGAAGTAGGGCAAGCCAGACCATGTAGTTCGACCATCCCCGATCTTTAGGTTCTCAGTGTCGCTTTCAAGGCCAGGCTCGCCAGCCAACATCACTGGGTTGAGTGCACCCCATTGGCTGCGTGTGTTGACCTTGAAGGGACCGCTCATGTTTTCTGTAGTGCGATTTGAACAAATCTGCCGTCATCTAGCAGCATTGCCTCGCGCACGGTGTATGCCACAGCATTAACCGTAATTGCATCGTTGCGGATCAGTGCGCCGAAGTCAGAAGCCTTCGCCGTCAAGGTGTAATCAGTAGTCAGCACCATGCCATCGCTGATCACTTGGCCTGGCATGTCAAGGATGCCCAAAGCAGTAACGGCGCCAGCTGTGCAGCTGACGCCGAAGTCTGCAAGGAAGATGCTTAGGTCTTCCGTAAACGCCATCAGCTGTACTTCTTGGAACCCAGGCCGGCGATCGTCACAGCGCCGGCACCAGTGCCACCTGCAACCGTTACCACTGCTTTGATAAACCGCTTCATGTTGTCAGAGTTGACCGAGATCTTCTGAACCGATGCGGTGTTGGCAGTGGTGATTGTGAACGCGCCGCCAGTCACATCGGTGTAGGTCCCACCAGACGTATCAGATTCGGTCAGCTTGCCCAGGTAGGTAACGCCAGAGCTGCCAGCCTCAGCGCAAAGGATCACGGCGATGTCGCCTTCATAATCCACTAGGTCGATGGCGGTGCTGGCGGTGACAGTAGTTGTCACCACATCATTAGGCAGGAAGTTAAGGACCTCGGTTTTGGTCCCTAGGTTTTGAATCGTCATGGCTTAGCCCTCCGTCGGGGGGATTGTGGTTTTAGTGCAGGCTCAGGCTGAATTGCCTGAACAATAGTGGCTGCCACGTTGGCAACCTTGATCGCCTTACCAATGCCGATCAAAAGCCTGGCGTCAGAAGGGGAGGCCTCAAGGACATCCCCAATCCGAACTACCTGGCCCGCCAGCATTGTTTGCCGTAGGACCTCGATCAACATGATCAGAGGGTGTTGTTGCCGCGGGTGAAGGATTCAGGATGGCGAACAGCGATGTCTACATCCTGCATAGCCACAACCCGGATAGTGCCGGAGGTGCTATGGGTGTAAGGGTCCACCATCAAATCCAAGCCGGAGAAGTAACCAATGATCAGATCGGCAAAGTTGCCGAACCACAGATCATTAGCTGCTACCTGGTTGGATAGCACGCCGGGGTAACCGTTGACTTCGCCGTTTTCCATGATGAAGATGCCGGAGCCGGCGTCCTTCTTCGTGGTCTTCAGGTTGCCGCGCATAGCAGCGTTCATCAGATAGACAGGGCTGCCCATCAATGCGTTGGCGGTTGCCACGTCGCTTTCAAGCGCCACTACCTCGGCGAAGGTAGGAGCATCAGCAGCGAAGTCTTCGGTGCCGACGCCGGTGGTCAGCTTGAGACCCAGGGGCTCACTGTTGCTGCCGGTGCCGTAAAGACCAGACAGATCGATCTTGAGTGCAAGAACGGTGGCCAGGTCAGTGCGGATCATGTTCTCCACGTCGATGCTCGACTGGAGCATCAGGCGGCGGCTGTAGTCAGTGAAAGCAGCAACCGTTTTAGGGGTCAGGCTCACCTGATCAATGGATTGCTGGCTCTCGGTAGGAGCACCAGATTCAGCCACCCAGTAGGCGGTGCCAGCGCCGGATTGGCGGGGGATGGCGACGTTGCCGGTTAGGCCGGTCAGCACGGTGGCGCCAGCTTGATCCAGTGCCGATGCATTGCGCAGCAGGTCGATGAAGCTGCCAGCATCAAGCTCAGTAGCGACTAGGTTGCCACCAGCTGAAGCAGTGCCAACGTTCAGGTCACGGCGCAGCACATCCTGAGGGATGGTGATGCCACGCGATTGACGGCCCAGCTTTGCAGCTGCAGCGTCAGATGCTTCGATCTCAAAAGCAGCAGCCTCACGGGCTGAACGATCGGTCGGGTTGGCTAGATAGTTGATGGCACGCAGGAAGGAGAACTTACGGCTCTCCTGTGCGGTAAGGCCGATTTCAGCGGCGCTCATGTTGACAGTCTCCTGGGGTACGTTGAGTTTATCTAGAACAGCGGCGCGGGCCTCGTCGATTGAACGACCAGACTCCACCAACTGACGACCAAGATCGGTCATTTGATGCGTGCTGCAGAGTGCAGAGATTTCAGCGATGCGGGTGCGCTCAGCCTCAACGGCTTCGGCCCGCACCACAGCCAGATCGGGGGCGGTGTTTTCCATGAGAGGAATGGGATCGTGGGATGGTGCTGCCGAAGCAGCAGGTTTGTCAGTCTTAAAAGATCGGCCAATCCCAACACCGGGATCAGCCGGTACTGAAACAACACTGATCTCATAAGGTGACCAGGCAGTAGCAACAAAGTCACCACTGCCGCGCTCTTCCATTTTGTCAATGGAATAGCCAAAGGAGACGTTTCGGAGAACGCCATCCTTCACATCGCTCAAGATTTCCTGAGCGAAAGCATTGCGGCTAAAGCGCACGCGGGCATAACCGCGGCGCTTGTTGCCGTCAATATATGCCTTCTCAACCACACCAATTACTCGGTCGGGGTTGTGATTAAACAGCAGCGGCGCGCCATCGTTGAGGCGGCTGAGATCTGCAGCCTTCATCTCATGGCTCAGGATCTCGTTGCCGAAATACCTAGAAACAGGAAACTCAGAACTGAATGGGAACTCATACGTCCGATCCTCTACCTCGTCAAAGGTGGTCAGCTCGGCGCGTTTGTAGTTGCCTTCCATCGACCGCAGGGTGGCAATTTTTGTCAATGTAGAAAACTTGTGACCAACCAGCGTTTCGGTTGCCTCATAGCCCTCATCACCT